AAGAGTCAGACCGCTGCTGTAGCGGAGATACTTGGTAAGCCAGAAAGGGAAGTAACGCAGGAAGATATAGATAATGTAGCAGACCTTATAGCATCACAAGACGTACTACAAAACCCGGAAGGCTATGTACCAACTTCTGAGGATATGTTGTATGATGTGAACAATGATGGTGTAATAGACGCAATAGATCAGGTATTACTCGAAGACTCGTTTGGTGGACAGGACGTAGAGTTCGCGGCAGATAGTCAATTTGGCGATGCTACAGGGTTATACCTACAGATAGCGCAGCAAAACGAGGCATTGGCTGAGCAAGAAGCACAACGTCAAGCTGACCTAGCAGCGCAACAGCAGCAACAGCAAGAGCAACAACAGGCATACTCTGATGCTAACTACTTAGCTGAGGTGCAGGCGCAGCGAGAACAACTAGATCAGCTAGGGGAGCAAGCTATAGGGGCTGTACAGCAGCAAGTATCTGTAGGCGCTCAGAAGCCGTCACCACTGACGCAGATTGACTACTTGTTTGACGTGTATGGGGATGAGATATTTGCTACCCCTCAACAGAAAGAATTATTTGCGTCCCCTTACGGTAGACGACAACCCACACAAAGAGCCGCGCAGGGTGGCATAATACAGACAAATGACGAGCTTTTACGCTTGCTTGGAGAATAGGAATGAGTAAATTTGGAGAATGGGTAAATAAACAGCTAGGAGAGTTTGGCTTAGGAGGACTGGAGGGATTAGATGCGAAGGACTTAGGCCCACTGCTCGTGGCCTACGGACTAGAAAAATCCGGCATAGGTCAGCCGAACATCCCTAAAACAGGGTATCAGGGCAAGATCCCTAAATACGAAGCCGTGCGTAGGCAAACACAGCCAATGAATACCCCTATTTACGGTAGCGAAGACCGTCGTCCCGGTCAAGGTGGGCAGCGCTCCTTTACTGATACTATATATGCACAACGCCCAGAAGACCAAAAAGTCCCCACACTGGAAGAAGCACAAACTATTGTAGACGCCCAAGCGTCGCAGTTGCGTTATGACAACCAACAAATAAACGCGAATACTGCCCCTCCAGTCGAAACCCCTCCTGCGCAACAATTAGCAGCGGGTGGTCTTGCGGGTATGTATGGTAATAGTCGACTTAGCCCTTACGCTAGACGTGAAGAAGAGAAGAAAATGGCGGCAGGTGGTATGGCTACCTCTCCGGGTCAAGGGTACTACTTAGGTGGTACTACTGATGGTATGGCGGATGAAGTTAAAGCTAACATTGATGGTAAGCAAGAAGCCCGTCTGAGTGACGGCGAGTTTGTAATCCCTGCTGATGTAGTAAGTCACCTAGGTAACGGTAACTCTGATGCAGGTGCCAAGCAGCTACACAGTATGATGGATAACGTGCGCAAAGAGCGTACCGGCAACGTCAACCAAGGTAAAGAAATTAACCCTAACCAGTTCATGCCTAAGATGGCTCAGGGTGGCATTGCTACGTATTATGGTGGTGGCGCTATTAAGAAGTTTGAAGCAGGCGGTACTACTGATACTGTTGCTGATGATACCGCAGGTACGGAAGACCCAATGGTCGGGGTAAATACTGGTCAAGAGTCCTCGCTATCTAACTGGGCAGGTGAGTATGTTACTGACATGCTCGGCAAAGGTCAGGCGCTATCTAATCAAGACTATGATGCTTATACAGGCCCACTTACTGCGGATCAAAGCCAACTACAGGATCAGGCATTTACGGGTATTGGCGGGCTACAAACTCCAACAGGTATGGGCGGCGACTATACCCCCGGTACTTTCGATGCGGCTGCCCAACAACAGTACATGAACCCGTATCTACAAGGGTCACTAGACCCACAGTTGCGAGAGGCACGTAGACAAGCGGAGATTTCAAGAATAGCTGATGCAGGACGTATGACTAAGGCCGGTGCTTTTGGTGGTTCTCGACAGGCTATAATGGAAGCTGAAGGCATGCGTAACTTGATGCAAAACCAGCAGGACATAACTGCACAGGGGTACAACACCGCATTCCAAAACGCGCAGAATCAGTTTAACACTGAGCAAGATCGTAGCATGACTGCCCAAGATAAGACTAACAAGTATGGTATGGACGTACTTGGACTACAAGCTGACGCAGGCGCTATACAGAGGGGTATTACTGCTGAAGGCATCGCTGCGGATAAAGCGCAGTTTGAGGAAGAACGAGACTACCCATACAAGGCTATACAGTTTCAGCAGTCTTTGTTACAGGGTCTTCCACTGGCAGCTCAAAGCTATCAGTATTCTCAGCCTAGTGATCTATCGGCACTTGAAGGCGCACTTGGTACGACTGAAGATGCTCTTGACGCCATAAAACCAGAAGAAGAAACAACAACAACACCACCAACCTCATCGGGAGTGTAAGCAATGTTAGACGGCGGAATCGACAAACTAGTAGACCAGAAGGCCGACGCTTACCGAGGCAATCCTCAGGCGTTACAACAGAGCTACGCTAAAAACCAAGAGCTGATGGATCTGCTGGCTATGCAGAAACTAAAGGCAGAGAAAGACGCTGCTGCACGTGATATGGCTATGAAGGCAGAACAGATGCCCGGAACCATTGCTGAGCAGATGGAACAAGAGATGTTAGGTCGCACGAAAGACGATCTAGTCGCACAGACCTCCGGCATCCTAGATCAGAAACAGAAGAAAGCTGCACAGACCGCACAGGCTCTGGGCCAACCCGCACCGGGGGCAAAACCTCCACAGGGCGCTGGTATCGCAAGTATGGCTCCTCCACAAGGTATGGCTCCTCCACAAGGTATGCCTCAGTTTGAAGAAGGCGGTGATGTAGAGGGCGACGGCCAACCAACCTCTATGCAGAAGACAAAAGCCCGCATTACAGTGGCCGACGTCAAAGAAAAGATTCAAAATGGCAGCCTAAAAAGAACACAGTTCGACGGCCTAGTAAAAGCGCTACCTAGTGGCGCTAATAAAGACGAGATCGTAGGCTACCTACAAGAGTCGCATTCGTACGAGCCTACCACTGAAGCGCTTACTGGCCCTATGGACTCTGACATGCCTGCTGTGGATCTTGAAGGATCGGTGGGGTTTGAATCTATAGCGGCGCCGGAAGATGGAGGCGGGTCTAATGTAGAAATGCCAGAAATGCTAGACACTAGCCTCCCAAGTGTAGGGCAAGCGAAAGAAGGACTTGCTGGGTTGACTACCGTACCTAGCCCGGAAAAGAAGAAACCACGCCCAAAGCAGATGGGTAGAGAGATGCCCACTGCCGAAGAAAGTACTGCTGCTAGAGCGGGAATTACTGCGTTCTTTGAAGGTAGCCCTGAACAGCAATTAGAGATGCAGGAGTACCAGACAAAAAGGAAACTAAGGAGAGAAGGAAAATCTGCTGAAGAGATAGAAGCCGCTATCGCTGACCTACGCGCCAACTTCAATAAGCCCGAGGCCAAGCCAGAAGTAATCACAGAAGCTCCTATAGACAACGTTAAGGCCGAACTAGGCATAACTGACGATGATACTAGCGTTATGGATGGCCCACAAGCTGGCCCACAAGCTGGCCCACAAGCTGGCCCACAAGCTGGCCCACAAGTTACCGAAGTAAAGAAGAGTGCAGAACAGCTTCTCATGGACGAACTTGGAGGTATGGGCACAGCCGCCACTGAACTCGATTCAACGCAGGAAAAAGTGGACGCCGTATCCCCAACACGTTTCTCTGACTCTATGCCTCGCGCTTTGGATGCGGATGGTAATCCTATAGAGGGACTTGCTGCTATAGACCAAGGGGCTGCTAAGTTGGCTGCTACAGATCCTGTAGCAATGCGAGCGGCGGAAGAGAAGCGTTCTGAAGATAGAGCGAATCGCGGAATCACTGGGCAAGTAGGGCCAGACGGCAAGCCGCTAACTAAAGTCCAAGAAATGCTCAAGCAGGGAACTGACTACCAAGCTATGATCGACCGCCAGACCTCAGGGGACGCACTTAAACAACGTAAGATAGATGCGTTGAGGGGCGGACTATCTAAAGGAGGCTTCCGTGGCGCCGCACAAGCTGGCAGAAATATGCGTAGAAACGTTATGAACGAAGAACGTGCTACCTTTATGCTAAAGCGTGGTTTGGACGTAGATGCTATCAATAAGGACTTTGATATAATTAAAGCCTCAGGAGAAGCCGGACAAACCGCATACAAATCCGCTGTCGAAGATAGGCGATCAGGGCTAAACTTAGTGGCGGACATTGGCGCAAAAAACCTAGATGCTGTGGATGCCAAGATCACGCAGATATACGCTAACGCTGACAACAAGATTAAGAACCGACTGGCGTCCATTAAGACGCAGCTAGACGCGAGTCTAAAATCTCAAGAAATACGACAGGCTGACTCTAAGCAGTTAGATGAGATAGCCAAACAGTTAGACACGGTTAGAGGGAAAATAGCAGAGGAAGTGGGTAAGATTGCTGCCGTTTCTTCAATGACAGATACAGAAATTAAGGCTATGATTACCGACCGTGAACTTGAGGCGGGTATAGACGTAAGGCAGAAAGAACTTGACCTGCGCTTAAAGCAGTTATACCCCAATCTCAGAGCTTTGGCTACAGACGAAGTAGCAAGTGATAACGAGCAGCAACAGTCTGATAAAAGAAAAGACCTCAAAGGTAAAGTTGACGCTTTAACCCAACAATAATAAAGGTAGTCCATGAGCGTACTTGATGAGTTATACCGTCGGTTTGAAGTAGCGTTAGAAAATGGGGACGAAGATACTGCTACTACCCTAGCTTTCGCAATCAAAGAGCGAGAAGGTTCTGCCGCGCCGGTAGAAGAAGAGGAAGAGTCAGGAGTAATTGAGAACCTACTCACTGGATTCGGCGCAGGTGCGGTAAACGTTGGTGAGATGGCTTCGCTCGGCGCTGCGGCGCTCCTAGAAGATGAGGCGGAGACAAAAGCTAGGAAAGCTATTCAAGATACCTTTGATATAATTACTCCTGAAGGCGGAGACAAGGACTCGCTCTTTTATAAGTTCGGGCAAGGTTTAGGTTCCGTAGCGGGCATAGCTGTTCCCGCCGCCGCCGCTGTATTTGGGGGTGCCCCCACTCTCGCCGCCACAGGTGTTGCTGGAGCACTCGGTGTAGGCGCCGCTGCTGGTGAAGCTAGTGAACGTGCTCGTGCCGCAGGTGCTACCGAAAAAGAAAGATCTGCCGCTACTCTACGTGGTGCTCCCATCGGGTTCCTAGACATATTACCTCTGGGTAGATTCATCAAAGCTATTGACGTCCCCGTCATAACCAAACTAGCAAACAACATTGGCCCTGAAGTTGTAGAGACTATAGGGCAGAGAGCGCATAGCGCCTTTATCTCCGGTGGGTTCGAGGCTGCTCAGGAAGCCACATCGGGTGTCCTACAAAACCTCAACGAACAGCAGTACAACGCCCTTGCCGAAACCTTTGGGGGTGTGGGTGAAGAAGCTACAATCGGCGGCCTTGTCGGTGCTACCCTTGACTTGATGTTGCCGGGCGGTAGTAGAGCACGTGGAGCTAAAAACGCCGAAGAAGCTGAAGTCGTAATAGCCGGACTCCTACCCGCACCAGACCCTACCATTGTTGTGGACGAAGAGGGAACCGCAGGTACTCCTGCCGAAATAGAACAGGCTAGAAGAGACGCGGACGAGGCTCGACGCCAACAAGAAATAGAGGACGAAGCTACCACGGGTGATATGCCCAGTGAAGATGTACGCTTCCCTACTGACCAGAGAAACCGTAAACAAGTTGAAGCCGAGCGGGGTAGAGAACAGCAGGAAGCGGGAGACCTATTCCCAGATACAGACCGAACACCCAAAGAAGTTACCGACGAAGAATTAGCCGACACTATGGCTATGGAAGACGCGGAGCAAGAAAGACTAGCGCGTCTAGAAGATGACGACCAGATAAAAGAACAGCCCGACATGGTTGACCGTGCGGAAGAAGCACAGATACAGGACATGGAAGATACGGCTGAGATTGAAGCCCTAATCAAAGCAGACGAAGATAACCAAAAATTAGGTGCAGAAGAAAAACGTACCGTGGAGCAGGAATACGCTGTACTGTTTGAGGGCACACTAGATGTTGCCGAAGCAGAGGCTAGAGATGCCGCTATCGCAACCGAAAACAGAGCAGCACTAGACTTACTAGAATCTAAGGTTAAAGAACGCAAGCCGAAAGAACGTGGGCAGCAGGAACCCCTGCCGGGTATACAGTCCAAGACTGGAGTTAAAAAGCAAGGACTCAAGACCACCCCTGAATTTAAACGCCAAGAACTACCTGAGTTACCCGCTGCCGCACAAAAAGCATTAGCCGATAAGGGTATTGAGGTACCCAAGCAAAAGGTACAACCTGCGCCCAAAAAGGTACGACCCGCGACCAAAAAGGTACAACCTGCGCCCAAAACTAAAGTAGCGCCACAACCTGTTGCCACAACAACCCCCACAAAGCCAATCCCGGGTATGAGCACTGTTGACCCTGAGACTGGTAAGTTAGTTGTTGATACTCCAATTAAACTTGCGGATACAGACCGCACTGCTTTGGCTCCAGTATCTGATGTGGCCCAGTACGTCGATGAAAAGGGCAAAGACAAAGAGTTCCGCAAGAGGCGTCCGGCAGAGTCAGTGCCACGCTACGAAGACGCGAAAGATAAGTTCAACACCGACAGGGTTATAGCTAAGTACTTCAACGCCTATGCTAACCCAGAGAGCGCCCTACGTGCTGCCGCTTTTGAAGTGGCTAACGACATGCCAGCGGTTAGGAATGTGAAAGGCGCTGTAGACCCAGTTGAAGTCAAACGTAGAGGTACAGGCGGTAAGAGCGCTAAGGCTGTAGTAGAGTGGGCTAAAAATAATTTGCCTGCCGAAACCAACGCGGCTATGGACAAACAAATCGAAACGGACAAAGCGGAAGACGCTAAGGCTGTGGAGAACACAAAGAAGAAACTACGTGAAGAAGTAGCTGCTGCCGAGCTAGCCGAAGCTAACGAGAAGCAAAAGAAAAAGCAGGCGAAGATGGAGCTAGAAGGAGGCAAGAACCTCGCCGCCCAACGCGTTGCACGTAAGAAGCGTAGAGAAGCTGCTGCTCAGAGAGCCAAAAAACAGGCGGAAACCAAGACTGTAAAAGACGCTAAGAAAGCTGACACAGCTACTAAGAAGGGCAAGGTTGAAGAAGCCGAGCCGCTGACTGTTGAGCAGATAAAAGAGATTATCCGTAAAGAAGCCGCAACTAAGCCGGTAGAAGTAAATCCTACAGTTAAAAGTAAGAAGCAAGAGGCTGAGGAGATACGTGCTCAGGTAGAAGATTTTGTAGCTAAGGGCGGATCAATACTCCAAGTACCTAAACTAGATACTAAAGATAGACGTGCGCTGGAAACCCCGTTGTCTGCTGCTGTGCAGAGTAAGTTGATAGCCGGAGACGTGAAAGGTGCATTAGAGACTCTTGCTTCAGAGGCTACAAGCCCACGAGTTAAGAACATCGCCAAAGCGTTAGCCGATAATCTCGGCCCTACTAAAGTCTTCACGTTACCGGCGGATGCGTTAGTACAAGCATTCCCAGAACAAACTAGGAAGACGTTAGGGCTATACGTTGCAGCGGAAGACGCTATATATTTGCAGGCGGAGGGAGGGCTGACTGTCGATACCTTACTCCACGAGGTAACTCACGCTGCTACTATATTTGAACTAAATATAAAAGATGGTAAGCCAAGGGGCACTACTCCCAACGCCAAGCGACTAATAAAAATGTATGAGGCAGTGAAGGCGGAGATGGAAGGTCGAGGGATTCCCCTAAAAACGTACTACGGCATGACGAATGTCGGCGAGTTTGTGGCGGAAGCATTTGGTAATCCAGAGTTCCAACATATCCTAGATAGCATACAGGTGGATGGCAAGTTCGACCGATCTATGCGTGCGAAGATAGCGGGGTTTGAAGGTAAGAGAGTACTTAGTTACTGGAACCAGTTTGTACACACTATTACCGATATGGTACGCCGGTTCATGGGACTAGACCCGTCCCCCACAATGTTAGACAAAGTAGACGCTGTTATTTACAACATGCTTATACCCTCTGATGTAGGGCAACGAGCCTTGTTCGCCGGAGAGTTTGGCCCAATAAACGGTACGGCCGAGTCTGCCGCTAAAATTATGGAAGACCTAGGCGACATACAGAAGAAGTTTAAAAACCTTACTGGTAGTAAGGAGTCGTTCATAGACAACGCCGTTGACCTTTTGGGAGATGTCCCTGCCAACGCAAAGAAGTTCATACTTAACGTAGTAGGTTCACAGGGCGTAGGTGATGTTGCCCGTAAGCAAGGGTTCGGAGATCTAGGAATCCGTCTACACAAGATGCTTAACCTCCGCCGGGGCGCTATGGATAAAGCTGACGCAGATATGCGTGCTGTCACAGAGAAACTATCCAAGTTCGCTGCCGCAGATGAGAAGAACCAACCTCAGTTGGACAAGGTAATATACGACCCCGTGATCGGCGCTACCATTACTCAGTTAGACCCTACGCTAACAGAAGCGGAGGCAACGAAGAGGTACAAAAACTCGGATGACCTTGCTACGTGGAAGGAGCAGCAAGTTGAGTGGAAGAAGTTAGGAAAAGAAGGACAGGATATGTACGTTGAGTTACGTGACGCGTACAAGAACCAATTCTTAAAACTAAAAGATTCTATATTCAACCGTCTTGATAACGCTGTATCCGACGAGAGTATGTCTAAGGAAGCTGCCAACACGTTGAAGCAGCAGGTGCTTGAGCAGATGTTCTCTAACACCACTCTAGATGTGTACTTCCCACTTACTCGTGAAGGTGACTTCGTACTTAGCTATGCTTTTGATAACCCAAAGAATCCAGAGCAGGCGTATGTCGTCAGACGTTTCACTACTAAGCGAGAAATGGAACGAGTAAAGGCAGAGCTAGAGAAGGACTCTAAGGTAGTTACTGACTCGATAGAAGCTAAGCGTGACCTTGGTAAGGCTACTATGTATGACAACGCCCCACCAGCTACCTTCGCCGGCAAGACCCTCAAGCTACTGAAAGAAGGTAACGCAAGCGAAGAACTCCAAGATGCGTTTATGACTATGTATATGGATCACTTACCTGAAACTTCTTTTGCTCAGTCACTGAGGAAACGTACGGGGGTGTTAGGGTTTGAGGGTAATTCCAAGACTGCTATACGTACCAAAGGTTTTGACTTAGCCCGACAGGTAGTGCAGATAGAATACGGCGGACGTATATCTGGAATCCGCTCTGAAATAAACAACGTAGAGCGTCCCAAAGATGTAGACGAAAAGGTCTTCGCAGACTTACAAGCCCACATGGATGGAGTTGCAAACTTTGCTATCAACGGCGCAAAGAAGAAAGGTATGGAGAAGTTCGTTAAGAACGCTAACCAAGTTGCCTTTATATACACCATTGGCTTTAACGTATCCTCGGCGCTAGTAAACTTGTCGCAGATACCGTTGGTGGTTCTACCATATCTATCCTCTCGGCATGGACTTGGGGCTAGTACCAAAGCGATCACAAATGCGTCTCAGATTGTAGGGAGCACTAGTGACTACGGCGGCGGTACAGGTATTGACGACCTCTTTGACTTAGATGCTAATGGAAACTACACCGCCAAGGACAGCCTAAGCGATGGGCAGAAGAAGATGATAAAGGACATGAACTTAGGAGTCCTCGTCAAAGCTGCTGCGGAGCAGGGCCAGCTAACCAAGGCATTCTTACCGGACGCACTTGCAGTACATGAGCAGGGTAGAGCGGCGCGTGGGGGTATAATGGGTTCGGCATTGGACGTAGTATCCAACATGGGCGCTCACTTTGGTTTTGCTCAGGCAGAAAGATTTAACCGCCAGACTGCTATGGTAGCCACTTACGCCCTCTCACTGAAACAGCTAAGAGCTAAGAAGAAAGCAGGTGAGAAGTACTACGCCTCTACGAAAGCTGAGTTTGTTGACCTGTCTACTATGAGTGACTCCGACATAACTGCCCTAGCAGCGGAAGAAGCTATATACCAAGTGCAAGAGACCAACGGTGGTGCGGTACTAGAGACATCTCCGAAGTGGGCACAGCAAGGTATTGGTCGTATTGCGTTTATGTACAAGACCTATGGCCTACAGATGTACTACACAATGTTCAAGTCGGCTAAGTTGTTTACGGATAACATAGGAGATAACACTCCTGAAGGCATAGAGCTTAGACGTCAAGCCAAGAAGCAGATCGCTGGTGTATATCTATCCTCCGCGCTAATGGCTGGGGTACAGGGCGTACCTCTATACGGTTTGGTACGTGCTATTGCCGACATGTTCCTTGATGAAGAAGAAGATGATGCGGACACTATCGTACGTAAGTACATCGGCGAAGGGTTCTACAAAGGCTTTGCGGTAAACGCCCTCGGCGTAGACTTTGCTACACGTATAAAGCTGACTGACCTAGTAATACAGACAAACAGATACAACAATGATCCTTCTACGGAAGAAATAATTGGTTTCCACCTTGGTGGCCCTGCACTGAGTGTGGGTAATAGGTTCATACGTGGTGTCAAAGATCTGAGAGAGGGAGAAACGGAGCGAGGTATAGAGAGTATCTTACCTGCGGCACTGTCGAATGGTTACAAGTCTACTTTCGGTAGATTCGCTAGGGATGAAGGTATATACACCCGTCGAGGTGATCCTATCTACGACGACATGTCGTTTAAAGACCTTGCGTTCCAGACTATGGGCTTCGCCCCCGCTGAGTACACGTTTGCACAAGAGCAAGCTAGTATGAGTAAGCGTATAGAGAGCGGTGTTACGGGCAAACGCCAAGACCTACTAAAGAAGCTGAACATAGCTAGGCGTTTTGGTGATTTAAAGGAAGCTAAAGAAATACTTAAAGATATAAAGAAGTTCAATAAGCGCCACAGAAGACAAGCCATTAACGGCGAGACTATTAGAAGATCTGCCAGTCAGTTTAGCCGTACAACTGCGACTATGCACAACGGTGTTACTATCACTAAGTCTCTACGCCAAGATGCGGCTCGAAGTCGTGATGAGTACCAACAGGGATTTGAAGTGTTGTTTGGTAAGGACGAATAAACCCCTAAAAAACACCCCCCGCCTGTCTCGGAAACAGGTTAGGGGGGTAAAAGGGGGAACTAACAGGTACGCCATACTCTAACGCCTAACAGGCCGTCTTCTATGCATACTCGGGACTCTATTTTCCAGTCCTTCTTCTTGATTATATTTTTTATTTCTTGTGTAGCTTTCTTGGTGTTGATGCAGGGGACAAATATGGATGAACCTACTACCATACTGCCCCAATCAACTACTACCCTAACCCCATCGGGGCATAGGTCATTCAGCTTTCGAGTTGTCACTCTCCGCCTCCCCAACAGCACAGTCCACTGCAAGTACCGTAGAAGGGGGTAGCTGAGTACTGGTGCCTTTGGTCAAACGCATTTTAACAGACTTGGCGTTGAAGTTATCCTTTAGATCCTGTACGAACGAGCTGTAATTTATCTGCTGCTTACCACACCACACCTTCAGGGCTTTCGGTATTAGGTATGCCCGTTTAATATCCGTCTCGTATCTACCGATCAAACGTATTTTGGGGTCTAGCTCTGGGATGATTAATGTGTCAAGTCCGTTGCCATTACCTTTACGTAGGTCGTCAGTGCTCTTAATCTTCAGAATGCTACCCCAGTTCTCGTGGATGTAGTCGTTCAATGTATCAGAAGCGGAGCAGTCCATACCTTGTACCGCCAGTAAGTTCTCCTTTAATAGCCCAATAACATACTGGGTCAACTTCGGTATGTCGTAATCAATTAGCCCAATACGTTTTGCTATGATACAACCTGCGATAGTCGATGCAGCACCTGCCGACCAATATCGGTTTTCTGCGGTAAGCCCTGCTTCGCGGTCAATATTCTTCTGTACCTTCTCGCGCAATGCGTCCGCTTCAGTACCGTTAGCCATCAAATGCTGTACGTAAGGCACGCCTGCTACACCGTACACCTCGTTGACGCTACTAGCGAACTCATCTGTGGTCTCTTTCTCTTCGGTGGTAAAGAATTTCCTTACAGCGCGGGTCTCCATGATACGTTGAGCTTCCGCCTTCGGCATGTCCTTAAACATACTTACACGCTCTACAAAACTAGTGTTACCTGTGCTAACAGCTAGCAGGCTCCACGATTTACCTCTAAGGCGTTCGTTGTTACTGCTACCAGACATACGATTACGTTGTTTACCGCCAGACAACTGATAGGCTAAGTTAGATAGCTCTTTACCCTCTGCATTAGTAAGCTCGTCAATGTAGAGAGGTAAGTTGTGGTATATCTCACCACGGTTCATATGCGACGCCTGTGTGTCACGTTCTTCGAGTACGTACTCTTTGGGGTTACCCCACACAGACGCGGCCATGTACATAGCGGTAGTCTTACCAATACCACTGGCCTTACTGTGTACGTGAAATCCTGCGCAGCTAATCGGAGAAGAGTCCATAAGCACAGAACCAAATGCAGTGCCTACGATGTACTGGTGCATCTCGAACCCGTCGCGGTTATAGAAATCAGCGTTCTTCTTCCACTGCTCTAGCGTGCCCTTAGGCTCGAATATGTGAAACATACTTGCAGTGGCGGAGGATGGAGGGTTAAACCCTACACCTTGTGGTGTTACTTCTTGGTTACCTATAATAAAAGAAGAGCGCTTGTCGTCCGACCAACCGAACTGACGATGCGCCTCATCTGCTACTTCAGTAGCCTGTAACTCGTTTACCCATGTTGTAGTATATTGCATTAGTTCATCCATTTTAGTGACGGCCACACCCTGCATAGACATCTGTTTACGGAACTCATCTCTAGATGTAACAGCGGTTAATGGCACTGTAAATTCACGCACCCCATCTTTAGGTAGGTGCAATCGCATAACTATAGCTTCCCCTATCTCAACGTCCCGTAGTCTTCGCACTACATATAAGTCGTTGTGGTAGAGTAACTTCTCTTCTATCTCTCCATCGGGGTCAGTAGTTCTAGTATAGATCCCGCCGTACTTACCCCTGAAGTAAGGCTTCGGGTACTCAGGTATGGTATATGTGTTGGTTGGAGTATTAGGTAGGTTTAGTGCCGGAGCTTCTACCACAACCTCTACCACATTATCTTCGGCAGTCGCCTGTTCTACGCGGTTACCTAGTGTGATGGGAGACTTTATCTTCCCCCAGTTCGGGCAGTCTTGGCATATGCCGGGATTACTAGCGTCGAAACTACTACATAGGTGTACGTGTTTAGTAGTATCATATTTACTATCAGTTTCTTCGGGGTCGTATCCGTCGTAGCCCCTAGATATTTTATGTACTCCTGCCCTACCACCGTCTTCACAATGCTTAACGATAGACACAGCATCGAACCACGTAGGTTCACTGACACTGTTGGGGTCACGTAGTACTTGCATCAACTGCTCACAGCCTCTACCTTCTTTACTCTTGGTGAGGATGTCCTTGAAGTAACTTTTATAGTTCGGCGTGAGTGCCGCCATGACCGAGTTCGCCCCCGCAGACCTTCTCGTGGGGACTGGTATCTGGTCTATACCGATTATATTTGAGAACGTGTCAAAGTTTACCGTCGAAGGGATGGAGCCAAAATACGCAACTTCAGACGGAGGTGTAGTCTTATGGTTATGAGTGTGGGGTATTCGTAGTACCCTAGCGGAATCGGCGGTGACCTGATTGTCGCAGTGGAAGTCATGCTCTTGGCACAACTTCTTCAGTCGTGTAGCTACCGGTTTCCAGTCGTCGGGGCATACGGTCTCAGTAAGCCTCCAGTACACGTGGATTCCCCTACCTGAGTTTACTAGTAGTGGGCGTGGTAGCTTCACAGTCTTACAAAACTTGGCTAATTCTTGTACAGCTTCAGCTTGCGTGCTGTAGTCCTTATCTTCCCCGCAATCTATGTCGAGAAAGAAAGCCTTTAGGTGCTTCCCGTTGATCGCTTTTCGGGAGTTATTATCTGTAAATGTACATAGCGCAAAGTACGCATCGTACCCTTTTGCGTCTAGCTCGGTCGCCGCGTCAAGCAGATCCCCAGTAGACTCGAAGAACATCTGTGGCTTGTGCCCAGTGTTCAGGTTATTCGCAAACAAACAATAGTAGCCACCGTTCCCCAACGTGCTATCTAGAAATGCTTTTGTATCCATAACGATTTCCTAATTCCGAGAGTCACCACAGCAGGGGCACCGAAGTGCCCTTTTCAGGTAATCAGCCCTAGCTGTGGGATTAGTTCTTAATTGGGACTAGTTACTAGTCATCCCATTCGTCAACGATTGATGCAAGATCAGCATCATCTTTTGGTGCGGGAGCCGCTTTCTTTACTACCTTCTTAGGCTCGGAGACTTTCTTTGGTTCGTCCTCAAAGATCTCATCACTGACTGCTTCTACGGCAGCCTTAGGAGCATCTTGCACTGCAAATGGATTATCGTCAACCTCTAATTCAAATCCATCTACAACACCAAACGGAGAACCGGCTGACTGTGGCTCTTGATACTTGATAACCTGTACAGCTTTTAAGCGTAGTGATACGCCATTGTCACGCATGTTGTAGGGTACGAACACCACGGCCACGTTGACAGTACTGCCAGTAGTGAGACGGAAGTCTTCAGGTAGTTCCTTACTCTTAGCGTCGAACTGCTTAGGCTTGGCGGTAGCGTCTTTACCATATGCGGCCTTGAGTACAGCTTTACCTACGAACATATCGTCGTCGTCCTGCTCGAATGGCATAGCTAACTTCTCCGGCCAAGACTTCTCTTTACGTTCTGCGTACGCAGTAGCCATAGCTTTGTACAGTGCCTTGGCTTGATCTTTATCCATACGGAACTTAGTCTCGTACCTAGCGCCATCTTCAAACGGGTCGCATGGGATGCTTTTGTTTTCGGTGTTACAAAAACGGTAGCACTGGTTAATGCGTGGGTAAAGGATTTCTACGTTACTTACTAAATGTGTCATATCAATTTTTCCTATAATTTAATTTGCGTCTATGTCAAAGCCATCTACCACACCAAAAGGATTCGAGGATTCAGGTGGTTTGTATGCGTCTTGGCGTATCGCTTCTAGCGAGTCATCCCCAGAGATCACCACATCTACTACATCCAACTCATCTTCGGTTAGTGGTCGTACAGCTTTAAAATAGAGTTTAGGTACTACACTTTCTTTATCAACATACATCTTGGTAACAACCCCAGTAGCTACAGAATCACGTGCGGATAAAAACTTCACGTATTCCTGTAAGGGCATGTCGCCATTACTCCCTCTACCGTATATAGAAGTAGCGGGTAACTGTAGTCTGTAAACTACACCTAGGTCGTTGGGCAATGCAATGGCAAGGCGTTGGGCAAACCTACACGCTCTACCACCGTTCTGTCCTGAACCTCTTACGTTCTGGGTGCAATCCATACACCTACTAGATTGTATCTGTCCTTCTGGTACATCCGATGCGGGTACTTGCGTATCAGGTGACCAACATACCGGAGCCTTTACTACGTTCGGGTCATACGTGTTGTCGTAGTACGAACGTGATATAGGGGCGGCGTTTACAATAACAATGTCTATTGAGTCTTTAGCCTGTGAAGCTACGGCACCATCTATGGTTCTAATCTCTCCACCACGGATACTGATTCGGCGACTCACTATACATCCTCTCCTGCATCCCACGACAGGTCTTCGACCAGAGAGTCCACTTCTTGCGCATCATCTGCATCAGACTTATTCTTTAACAGAGACTCAACTACAGAGCTTAACTTAAACCGGTACGTGTTACCGAAGTGCGCGTAGGTGTCTTCAGGTATGTCACCCTTACGAACCCATGCACGGACAGTAGCAATCGACACTTGAAAATGTTTTGCCACGTCCTCAGTAGTTACAAATTGTTCCATTATTTCTTCCTCACCGCTATTGCGTATTCTGAATCTACATTAAGACCTTTAGGTACGAGGTCGGGGTTTTCCTCCAAGTACTGCTTCACACTGGCTTGGTTAAGACGCTTGTCGAAGAACTCAGGTATCTCGTTCTCTAGAACAAACTTATACATAGATTCCCAATCGCTCGTCCAGTATCTAGTCTTAACTGACCTGTAAAACAGTCCCGCAGGAGTTTTAACGCTATCTAGTCCATGCTCAGCACAGTAATCTAGTAGTGCGCGTTTTACTTTATCCATTTGGGCAGTAAGTGCCTTGTCCTTTTCCTTAAACTCTGCGGACATCTTAGACCGTTTATCTCTTATCTTTAGATAGGTCTCCGTCAGCTTCTCCGCATTAACTACATCGCTCATAATTAACCTCTACTTGGTGACAGGAAGTACACTCTATTCCCATATAACCCCCTAGTCAAGTATTTCTTTATAAAGGTCGATCATCTTTGTATGTACGTCAATTCTATTGTCAAGTAACGCATATACGCGTTTCTCTGCGTGACTACCAACTAGCTGGACGATGGTACACTTCTGATCTTGTCCAGACCTGTGTACACGTGCGTTAGCTTGCGCGTAGGTTTCCAGCGAACTTGTCGGCCCCCACCATACAACCGTATTCGCCGCAGTTAGGGTTACACCATGCGCGGCTGACTGTGGCTGAATAACTAACACTTGTGGGTCATCGCTTGTTTGGAACTTCTTAAATATCTCAGTTCGCTTGCCCGCAGGTACATCCCCCCGTATTACCTCAGTGGTTACCTTGTCTTTGTGTAACTTCTCTACTAGCATATCAATGGTATGCCTGAACGGTACGAACACGAGTACCTTCTTACTAGATTCGGCAATCACCTCTTGTAGCACTTTGTATCGGTGCTTGATGTCAAACTCTACAGAATCTCCATCGTCGGTATACACTGCGCCCGCAGATATTTGTAGTAGCTTATTCATATTAACCGCCGCGTTAGCCGCTGTGATCTGTTCCCCCGCCGCTTGCATGACCATCTTACTCTTCAGTTCTTTGTAGTACTTCTTCTGCTGTCGAGTTAGTTCTACCTCACGCTTAACGTATACCATGGGCGGTAGGTCTAGACACTCATCTTTAGTGAAACGTATTGCAGGTTGTAGTACTCTGTGGACTGTATCCGTCGCCGTCTCTTTAGGCACCCACTTAAAGTTAGTGACCTTCTGCATAACCTGATCACGGAACGAACCTAAGAACCTCGGTACCTTATTAGGGTTTACCAACTTGGCTAATCCATATGCGTCCACGGGACTTTGTGCAGCGGGTGTACCTGTCATCATCCATAGCCATGTCTCTGGCTTGACTAACTTGTTGAGCACCTTCCATCGTTTAGTCTGCGGGTTCTTGTAGTGGGTAGCTTCATCAATAATTATTAAGTCAAACCCCCCATCCGCTACAGCGTCTTGTACTATCTCTACACCATCGTAGTTGATGATGACGAACTGAGCGTCCCCCTCGATTATCTTACGCCTCTTATCTTTAGCTCCGTAGGCCACGTCAACTGATCGGTGCATGGCAAAGGTAAACAGGTCGTTGCGCCATGCGGAATCCATAATAGACAGTGGGCATATAACCAACACTCTATTGATGATGCCTTTGTTTAGTAAGTAGTCAGCCGCCCATATAGCACTGGCTGTCTTACCTGTACCCTGCTCGTTAAAACAGAATGACTTTTGGTTCATAGTAAAGAACCCTGCCGTGTCTTTCTGGTGGTCGAAGGGATCGTACTTACCTGTCCACTCATACTCTCGTAGTATTGGGGATGGGGCTTTAATGTTTAAGTTCCTAAGTACTCGCGCTTCTTCCATACCCCAACTCACAAGTACTCGATTGTCAGACAACTCTTTGCTCTTAGGTATAACTGTTGTCACGTGTTTAGGGTTGCGTAGTCTAAGCAGCAACGCCTTGTTATCAATGATTTCCATTTATTAACTCCGATGAGAAATAGCACGAAGTGGGTGTCCACAACGCGCTTTGAATTTAGTGGCCCCGTCCGCTCCGGTGGGGCTAGTCCCGCTTATCATGGAGGGCCATGATTTACAACCCCCCACTGAGCTGCTACGATTTTTGCGGTTGATAGTGCCTGAATGAGCACATCGTAGCCAGAGGATACTGAGCTACATACCACGTTGTTTATAGACGCATCATAGTAAGCGTCTCAACCTACACACACTTATTTCTTTGAGTGCCCATTACGGGCGCGGTTCTTACTTGAACACTCCACGTACACTCCATCCTTATTACTACCACCTTTTGCCAACGCCTTACGGTGGCTCAAGTCTTTGCCCTTACGCTTCTCATAACCGTTATTCTTATCAAACTTACGTCTAGCACGTTGTCTTTCCATACGTGCTTCATGTGCAGGGCTACCTACGGGTGCGTTAGTTTGTTTCTTACGATCAGCTTTGTTCTTGTAGGGCATTAGTTTCTACCGTTGTGTACACATTCAGTTACGATGCAATGCCTACGGCACAAGCCACTTTGGTGTGCGTTCCAGACATCTGCTTCAAAGGCTTTCTCCATACGCTTGTAGTCACCTAACCACTTAGCCCATAGCTTCGGAGCATCTTCTTTCTTATACTCGTCTTTGATTAGCTCTTCACATACTACAAACAAGAGGCCACCTTTGACTGTCTCTACTTCAGGGAAGTGTTTAAAGGTAGCTAATGCCATCAATTCTAGCTGACCTTTGTCTGCATAGCGAGTGTTTTTACTTGTCTTGTAGTCAATAACATATGCGGTCTTCTCTTCCCTATTCAGGATAACCAAGTCAGCGATGCCTCTATACCACACGTCATCGGCCTTGAACCCGCACGCCTCTAGGTCTTCAGTCAGTCCCATCTCGTACTCACATAGGAACTCTCCCTCAAAACGCATTAGGCTATCTAGCACAGGCTTAACGTACGCATACTTCTCAGGTACAGGTGTGCCATCACGTATGTATTCCTCAGCGGCCAAGTGTACGGCAGTACCGTACAACATAGCGTCAGTCTCAGGCTCCCTATAATCCTTTGAGATCTTCAGGTGGTAGAACTTCTTGGGACACTGTTCAAAAGATTTAATCCTTGAGAACGACCACGGCTTTACTTTATCTATTAGACTCATAACATTCTCCATAACGCGACTAACACGCTACCGACTATAAAGCCCCCACCGAAGTAGGCCGCCAAAACGAGTAATCTTTTCACTAGTCTTCTCCCTCTCGCAGGATGTCCGCCATCTTATTTTTACATTCCTCTAGTTGGCCCATCACTACCAGTAGCTCGTTGTAATCCAAAGTTATGCCGGATACGCCTACATCGTTACCATCATCATCCTCTACACCCTGTTCAACTATGGCGAGTATATGTTCGTCATCCTTCACTATCATCACCTTGGTGTACCCAACGTAATTTTCCTCAGAAGGTCGTGTACCATTCAACTCCATCTCAGTCTTCTTGAAGTCTTTCATTGATATAACTTTATCGTCGCTCATCCTGCTTCTCCGTATGATTTACCAGTACCAGACTCGCACGCAATAGGTAACCCGTCTGCCCATGCCGGTGTCTTATTCATGCACGACTCGATGTACTCACGTGCTTCATCTACTTCACTTTCCTTAACGCAGCATACCACGGAGTCATGTACTGTAAGCGCAATCTTATACCTGCGCGCAATATCTAGCATCTGCTCTCCCATGATACACCTAGCAATAGCTTGGCATACGTTCTCTACTACCTTACCACCGTATATACGTGTCCGACCACGGCGTGTTCGATAGCTAAACTCTGGCCCCCGCGCCCCTTGTTCAAACTGTAGGTCGGTGTACTTCATCCACAACCCTGACGGCAACTTGATACCCGCCGTACCATTACGCGTTACACACCGGACTATATCGTTGACTCCGTATGTAAAGTCGTCTCCCCGTGACATAGCTACCAACATGTGTTGTGACGAACGCCATAGCTGTGCGATCTTCCAGTTAGCGTCGCGGTATATTTGTACTACCCGCTGTGCTTCGGCGGGCGCCATAGTAGTACCGAAGGACTTCAACTGTTCCGCAAACCGTACCGACCCCATGCCATACCCTGCGCCGAGGATAGTAGTCTTACCTACAAACCGTTGCTCCCCTGTAACTTCTCCCTCGGGTATGTCATAGATACGTGCCGCCATCTTTATATACACATCTTCCTTGTCGGCGAACGCTTGTACCAAATCATCCTGCCCCGCCAACCACGCTAGTACGCGAGCTTCAATCTGCGAGGAGTCACAGTCAATCAATACGTGTCCCTCAGGGGCTACGATACTCGTCTTCAGTACCTTACCATTCACACCACGGCTCGGTAGGTTTTGGATGTTAATCTTGTCATCCCCACCCCATCTGCCAGTGTGCGCAGCGTAATACCTCACAGGTACCGGGAGAAGCCCACGTTGTGCAATACCTATAAACCTCTCTGTACGTGATTCTTCGAGAGAACTTTTAACCCCTAGTCGTGACTCTACCAGTGCAACTACCTCAGGGGTTTCGTGGTCTAGTAGTGCCTTGAACCCTTCATCGTTCTTAGCAAACGCGTATGTCTGCTTGCCTGTGGTCAGGCTTATCTTCATCGGGGGGTGCACCCCATGCCCTTCTAGTAACTTAGCGAACTTTGGGTTACTCATTAAGTCTGTCTTGGTAACCCCAGAAGATTCAACTAACGCTTCCTTGGCCTTCTTAGTGTTCTCTAGATGTGTCTCCAGTAGTGGTAGGTTTAACTCCAACACTGGCTCAATAAACATACGTAAGGTCATGTCTATGATGCGCATCTCTTTCTTCGGGAAGTTTTTACCCATGATGGTAAATAACTTATATGTTAGTTCCACATCGTTGATGCAGTAGTCGCCGTAACTGTCGAGCTGTTCGTCAGAGAAGTCTAGTCTTCTAAGTCCCACTGCGTCGAGCACTTCGGTTCCTTTCTTGCCGATACCGTATCGTTCAGCCAACACCGCAAGACTGCCACCCACTTCAACACCGTGTAAAGCACGAGCGATGCACAGACTATCAGCCCAGATACGAGGACGGATATTGAAAAGCCAACTGAGTATAGCACCGTCAAACATAGTATTGTGAGCCAGTACCATGCTGTTCTTCCAATCGAAAGTATGTAAGTAGTCATGTAATTCCTCGTGCGTGCCTGACGCCCACTCCGTATCCCCATTGTTTACTTTGATACCTACACCCACGATCTCAAAACGAGGGTCGCGGATGTAGTTCTCTAGGGTGATCTTACGCAGTGAAAAGTCTTTGTCATAATACGTTTCAAAGTCTAGCGTAATAAGATCCATCACTCCTCCTTAACAAATATTCCATCTACCATCTTACCCTTGCGGTATTTGATGTCGTTGTATGCGTGGTACATGCACTCCCATATAGACAGGTTGTTACGGTACGCTATGTTTATCAGCACTACCATGATGTCCCCGATGTCATCCACTATTGGCTTGCTCATTACAATGTTTACACCCAGCTCATCCACTTCTTCTAGCAGCTTGGTGAACTGCTGCGCATCTGTTGAACCGTCGATCAGGTTGCGATCCTTGTGCCACTGAATAATCTTCTCTTCTAGATCCATCAGTCTTCCTCCGTCACAGATATTAGCTTGTTTAGATACCAATGCGCCTTCATCAGGTCTTGTAGCCCCCCCTTGGATTCGTACCTCCAAACGTATTTCTGTACGTTACCCTTTAGGTACCCCCGGAAGCCCTCTAACGTCATGGACTGTTCAATAGCGTCGATGCACTCGATAGCGCCGTTGTTATAGTGGTTGGGGTTGTTGACCATATCTTCCTCATCTACCGAGGGATATTCTAAATAATCTTTCTCCACCGGATCCCACCCGTCGTTATGTATTTCCAGTTCCAGTTCCAGTTCCAACTGCTCGTACTGAGGCATCTCTTCTTCTATACCTTTATCAAAGTAGTGTTCGTACGCCTCTACAATTGAAGGGTGCTTCTTCCGTAATGCGTCCCACTGTGCGGGTGTTGCTTCATTTAGTGACATGTCTATTCCTCTAATAGGTTAGTAGCAGTGTTAGATCGTGCATGTTTTCTTCGTTGACTACAACGGCTAGGCCGCCCGAATCACTTATCTGTTCTAGGTTCCTGTCCTGTAGGGGGGTCGTAGTGTTTTTCCCCGCCTTACACTCAATACCAAAGAACTTCCCTTTGTGACAACCTACTATGTCGGGCACTCCCGACTTACCATAACCGCCAGTGGCGGGGAAAAAGTAGTAAGCTCTAAGTGCTTTTAACTGTTCCACCACTTTCTTTTTTACTTTTGCTTCCGGTGTCATCGCCATGCTTG